GTACATTCAAAACCAGTTGAAAAAATTGGTTTAAATACATTGGACGGTTTAATAGGGTATATAAAATCAGAGTTTGATAGTGAAGCTAAAAGTGATAGACTTATAGTTCATGTTGAAAGCCCTAAAAGTGTTGTATTGTACTCTGAATTAATGGCAAGTGGGGAAAGGAATGTTTATGTTGATAGTAAAGCATTATTACCTCATATCAATTTTGGTTGTTCACTTGATACAGAAGAATTTAATATTATGTTACAATCCTCTTTTGTAGATACAGAGGATAAGAATTTACTTTTAAAAGTGAGTGGAAATGTAAAAGAAACTAGCGTAAAAACTGTGCAGGATGATGGAGTATCACAAGTGGTTGCAATGTCTACAGGTGTGGCAAGTGTAGAGGATGTAATACTACCTAATAGAGTTAAGTTAAAACCTTACAGAACTTTTGCGGAAGTAGACCAGCCCAAAAGTGAGTTTATCTTTAGAGTAAAAGAAGGCATAACATTTAAGTTAATCGAAGCGGATGGTGGAGCATGGAGACTTGAAGCAATAAAAAATATAAAAGAGTACTTAGAGAAGAAATTAGAAGGTATTGAAAATATAGATATAATAGCATAAAAAATTGAAGAGGCTGGACTAAATAACCAGCCTCTTTTAAAAAGGAGTGTTTGTTTTGTATAAAGATATAACTAAAATGGGAGCAATCGAACGTGGGGAATATGTTGGTAATGTTGCTCTTGAATTAAGGGAAGAAAATCCTCATCTTAGTAAAATAGATTTAATTGAGTTAGCTCTTAAGAAAATAAGAGAGGAAAGTGAACAGGAGGCTGGGCAATGAAAATAGGTAAATACTTAATCGTTTCCCAGGAACAAATGGACAGAAATATTGAATGCTTAAAAGAAGAAATCAAAATAAGGGACGATAAAATAAGGTTGCATGAGTGTATTATGAGCAATAATGAAGAATTGATTCAAATTTTAGAAGAACAGTTGAAAGAATATAAAAGTGAACTAAAAGAGTATAAAAGCGAATTAGATGTATATAGCTTGTTTATAGATTGTATTTTAAATAAAGAAACAAGGAAAGCAATAGCAATTTATAACAGAACTAAAAGTATTAGAATTAGACAAAAATGTCTTAATTCTATACCTATAAAAAAGGGTTAAGTAAAATAAATAATTTCCTTGTAGGAATAAAAGAGGTGCTTAAATAAAGGAGGCTATTTATGAACAGGTTTCGACTAGATGAAGCGATAAGCATAACACGAAGAGATATAAAAGAGCTAAGTGGTTACTCGAATGATATAAAAGAATGTAAGAAGGTAAAAGTCACAATTATTAAAAAAAATGGAACTAAAGTGCCTATTACTTTTTCTAATGAATTATTATATGACTTTTTGAAGAAAGGTTTTGAAATAAGTTTTAAATCAATGTGTGAAGAAGCTGCTGAAACGGAAAAAGAGTTGCTTAGAATAAAAGAAGGAAGTGTTAGAAATGAATAAGATAAATGTTACGCAAGCATTAGAAAAATTTGATAGTTTATTAGATAAGTATAATGATTTACCCGATTATGTTTATACACTTGAATATAGATGCAAATTTTATGAATGGATTAGGGAGCTTGAAAGAAAAAAAGAACTTAAAAATTACAGAATAGTTAATGTTTTAACTGCTGAAAGAAATAGAGAAACAGCTCCGTTTTGGGATTTAGAAAAGGATGTGGCAAAATGGATAAGAAAGGGAAAGTTTTAAAAATCTGTGGTTGGTGTGGAAAAGCATTTTTTTCTGATGATAATGGTAAAATTGCATATTGTTCTAATAAATGCAAAAGCAAAAGAGAAAAAAGTTTGAAGAAAGAGAGATTCAAAGATGAATTTTAAAATGATTGCTAACATACCAGGTAGTTGGACAGTTCAAAAACAATTTGAAAAGGTATTAGAAGAAATTTTAGAACTTAAAGAAGCTATTGCACTAGATGACAATAAGAAAATATTAGAAGAAGGTTTAGATGTTTTTCAAGCAATTCTTACTTTATTTAAAATAATTGGTATACATAACATAAGAGAAGGATTGAAAGAGCATAATAAAAAAACTAAGAAGAAGGAAATGGAAACTCGAAAAAATAGATTAAAGTTAAAAACATAAATAGATGATATTTACTTTAATTATTAAATAAATAAGGTATAAATAATTTATATTAATAGATTTTATTTGAACTTAAAAAAATGAAGTCTTATAACAAAAAAACAAAATAAAAATCCAGAACATTTTGAATAATACATAAGGGTTGGAAATGCTAAAAAGTATCTAACTAGTCCCCAAACCTTAATTTAAGGATTAGTTAGGTATTTATAACAAAAAGTACAAGAGGTGTAAAAATGAAAATAAAAAAAGAGTATTTTGACAAAGTGGAAAATGCATTAAAAATGTTAGGAGATAAATATAGAAAGTTAAGAGTATTAAAAAAAGAAATAGCAATTCTTAAACACAAAGAAAACTATAGAGAAATTAATTATGAAGAATTAGGGTTTAAAGTACAAAAAAGTGTAAAAGGTATAGATGACATGGTTGTAACAATAGAGGATGCTATCTACAACAAAGAAACTGAAATTGAAATTATAGAGCGAAAGCTAGAGTTTTATAATATTTATTTAAAAGAGCTATCAGAGATAGAACAAAAAATTATAGAACTAGTATACTTTTATAGCTGGGATGGGAAAATGCCTATTACAAAAATGGCAAGGGAATTAAAATATGATAGAACTAGTCTTTATAACAAAAAAGCTATTGCTATTAATAAAATAGCTTTAATGATATATGGTGATGAAGCTTTAGAATAAACATTATTTTTACAGAAAAAAGACTATTTTTATACTTCGCTTCTAAAGAAAACATGTTAGAATTGTATCATAGAAAAAAGTGTACATTGACAACTGAATATTCCTCGAAAACTATAGCCTAATTTTTTTAGGCTTTTTTTATTCTCTTTTGGAAGGGGGGATTTTGATTAGGAGTAAAAAAAGCATCAAAGCCTATCAAGCGTACGCAAGAAGTGCTAGATATTCAAGATTATCTAAGATATAAAAGTTATAGAAACTATGTAATTTTTATGCTAGGGATAACAACAGGATATAGAGCAGGAGATTTAGTTAAACTAAAAGTTAGAGACGTAAAAGAAGCTTTAAGAAGACAAGAATTTACCATAATGGAAGGTAAAAAAGTTAATAGTAAAAACATTAGGGAAAAGAACAGGAAGCCTCGAACGGTTGAAGTAAGACCTAAAATTGCACAAATATTAAAGAAATATATAAAAGATAAACATGACTATGAATATATGTTTCCATCAAGGAAAAAAAAATATCCTCATATTGGTGTTGAAGCTGTTAGCAAAGCATTAAAAGAAGCAGGAGAATATTTTGGGTTATGTGATATAACAGCACATAGTATGAGGAAAACTTATGCTTATAAAATTTATATTGATAGCGGAAAAGATATTGTTGCAGTTAAAGAATTGTTGGGTCACTCTTCTATAGAAGAAACAAAAATGTATTTAGGTTTAGATAAAGAATTGTATCATCATTACAGTGAGTCATTAGACGACTTTGTAAGGTGATATTTTTTTATTTGTCTGTTTGAATGTCTAAAAATTTGGTGTAGTGATATTCAAGGTATCAAAATCACTATATAAGAAGTAAGAAAAAAATAGATTGAATGTCTGGTTCTCTAAGAAAATAAGACGTTCAAATGAAGAAATACGAATTATATTTAGATGGTTTTTAATAATGTTCGTATAAGAAAAGAGGTATTTTATGAAAGAAATAGAGTTGGATGATAAAGAGATTAAACTGATTATTTCAGCATTAGATTTAAAAATTTCTCGCAACTTAGACAAAGCTTATAATAGCTTCCCATATCCTTTTGATGAAAAAGAAGAATATAAGAGGGATGTGGCAACTATGGAGCTTTTGATTGATAAGTTTTTAAGTAAGCTTGATGAGGTAGAGTGTGAGGAAGTAGACAAAGAAGCTTTAGTGATAGATTGGAATATAGAAGAATTTAAAGAGATACTTAAGGAAGCTATTGAGGGAGTGCTTATATAATGGCTAGAGAGTTTAGTCGAAGTTTTTATAATAGCAAAGCTTGGAAGGAGTGCAGGCAATCAATTATTAAGAAGCATTTAGGCTTGTGTGCTGAGTGTGGGAAGCTAGGAGAAGAAGTGCATCATATAAAATATTTGACTCCTGCTAATATACATGATGCTGATATAGCTTTAGGTGAGGAAAATTTAATATTGCTATGTAAGGACTGTCATAGTAAAAAACATAAGAGTAAGAAAGATATTACTAGAGCAGGATTAAAATTTAATGAAAATGGGGAATTGATTTCGATTTAGAAAAAAATAGCATATCCCCCCCCTAAAAACGACCCTGGGGGGCTGATTTCAAATACCGATGTCCCCACCTCAATTTTCCTCCGCACGAAAAAATCAGAAGGGGAGGGGGGTTATTTAAAATAATTTACGAACAATTAGAGAAAGAAAAAAAGATAAAACAAGAAGTAAGCAGATTAAAGAAAAACTATAAAGATTTAGAAAAAGAAAAAGTTAAAATTCTAGATGGGTTGGTAAATGAAGCGGCTTTCTTGAAAATATCTTTAGAAGAGACAAGGGAAATTTTGACAAAAGAAGGTTTGACTGAAATTTTCAAACAAGGTAAACAGGAATTTGAAAGAGAAAGACTTCAAGTTAAAATATATTTAAATTTTATGAAGCTTTATTCTAGTGTCATGAAGCAACTAATTGATATTATTCCAAGTAATACAAAGCAGGAAGAAGAGGATGAGCTTATTGAGTTTATAAAAAAAGGTAGACTTCAAAAATGACATACATTGAAGAATATTATCAAAAAATATTGAGTGGAGAAATAGTTGCTTGTAGTAGAATTAAGCAAGTATATAAAAAGCTTGTTCAAGACTTGTATAATCCGAAGGGCAATTGGGTTTTTGATGAAGAACTTGCTAATAGACCTATTGAGTTTATAGAGACGTTTTGTAAGCAGGCACAAGGAAAATTAGGAGAGCCACTTAAACTTGAACTATTTCAAAAAGCCAAACATCAAGCTGTATTTGGCTTTGTAGATAAAGACACGAGGTTTAGACGATATCAGGAAGTACTTGACATTCGAGGACGTAAAAATGGGAAGACTACAGAATTGGCAGCGGATGAATTATTTATGTTAATTGGAGATGGAGAAGGTTCTCCAGAGGTTTATAATATTGCTACCAAATATGAGCAAGCACAAAAAGGTTTTAAAGAATGTTACAAGATGGTACAGCAATCTAAAGTTTTGACTAAGCACGTTAAAAAAAGAAAATCAGATATTTATTTTCATGCCAACTACGGTTTTATACAAGCACTTGCTAGTAATTCAAATGGACTTGATGGATTGAACTCGCACATGGTAACAATAGATGAATTAGCAGCTATAAAAAATAGGGATATTTACGACTTGATGAAACAATCCATGGGGGCAAGAAATCAACCTCTTTTAAATTGCATTACCACAAATGGTTTTGTGAGAGAGGGTATTTTTGACGCACAATATGAGTATGCTTGTAATGTTCTAGATGAAAAAATAAAAGATGACAGGTTTATAGCTTTTATTTATGAGCTAGATGACAAGGACGAATGGGATAAAGAAGAATGTTGGATAAAAGCTAACCCAGGCTTAGGTACTATAAAAAAACTTGATTTTTTGAGAGACTGTGTTAATAAAGCTAAGACAGACCCGAGCTTCAAACCTACTGTAATGGTAAAAGATTTCAATATGAAAGAAAATTCTGCGACTGCTTGGTTAAGATGGGATGAGTTAAACAATGAAGTTAAATTCAATATAGATGAAATGGAATTTAGATATGGCGTAGGATGTTTTGACTTAGCTGAAACTACAGACCTTGCATCTGCTAAAGTTTTATTGAAGAAAAGATATGATGATAATATTTATGTGCTTTCTATGTACTGGGTTCCATCTGAAAGACTAATACAAAAAACTGATGAAGATAAAATCCCATACGATTTGTGGGAAAAACAAGGTTTGTTAAGGGTATGTGAGGGAAATAAAATAAATCCATATGACATTTTGTTATGGTTTAGAGAAATTAGGGAAGAATACGATATTTATATTCCCTGGATTGGATATGACCCTTGGCACGTTGACTCGAGTTTGCTTTTAGCTTATGAGAATGAGTTTGGAAAGGATTCTATGATTAAGGTTCGACAAGGGGTTTATACTTTATCTGCCCCTATGAAAGAGCTGCGAGCTGATTTAAAAGCTAATAAAGTTATTTATAATAATAACCCGATTGATAAATGGTGTCTTAGCAATATGGAAATAAAAACGGATATAAATGGAAATATACAGCCAATAAAAGGTATGGACAGAAGACGACGCATTGATGGAGGTGTCACTTTAATTATAGGCTATGTTGTTCTAAAAGAAAAAATGGCAGAATATGAAAACATGATTTAGATAAGGGGGTGAAAAATGAATATATTTAAATCTAAGAAGAAAAATAAAGAAGCTCCTGGAAAAGTTGTGATGGAGCTTGTTTCAGATTCGGGAAACGGGTTTTATAGTTGGCATGGCAATTTATATAGAAGTGACATTATAAGAAGTATTATACGACCAAAAAGTAAAGCTGTTGGCAAAATGACAGCTAAGCATATTAGAAGTAATGAGACTGAATTTAAGACCAATCCGGAAATTTACATTAAATTTTTGCTTGAAAATCCGAATCCATTCATGAGTGGGCAAATACTTCAAGAGAAAATGGTTACTCAGTTAGAACTTAATAGTAATGCTTTTGCTGTAATTATTAAAGATAGTTATAATATACCAATTCAGATTTACCCTCTTAACGCTTTAAATGTTGAAGCTATTTATGAAGATAAAGTTTTGTTTTTGAAATTTTCGCTTAAGAATGGGAAAAAAGTTACTTATCCATATTCGAACATAATTCATCTAAGAAAAGATTTTAACGAAAATGATTTATTTGGAACACCTCCAACTAAAGTGCTTGAGCCGCTTATGGAAGTTGTAAACACGACAGACCAAGGGGTCGTAAAAGCTATTAAAAATAGCAATACAATTAAGTGGTTACTAAAATTTAAAACAGCACTTAGACCTGATGACATAAGGAAAGAAGTCAAGGAGTTTGAAAAGAATTACTTGCAAATAGACTCAGACGCAGGCGGAGCTGCTGCAACTGATTCTAAATATGATGCTGAACAGGTTAAAGCTGAAAGTTATGTTCCTAACGCAGCACAAATGGATAAAGCTGTACAACGTTTATATTCGTTTTTTAATACGAATGAGAAAATAATTCAAAGCAAGTATACAGAAGACGAATGGAGCGCTTATTATGAGTCTGAAATTGAACCAGTCGGGTTGCAATTGTCTAATCAGTATACAGAAAAACTTTTTACTAAAAAAGAGCGAAGCTTTGGAAATAAAATAATATTTGAAGCTTCTAATCTGCAATATGCAAGTATGTCTACTAAATTAAATTTAGTGCAAATGGTCGACAGGGGTTCGCTTACTCCAAATGAATGGCGTAAAATAATGAACCTTTCGCCAATAGAAAATGGCGACAAACCAATTCGTAGATTGGATACTGCGACTGTTAAAGGGGGTGAGTAAGAAAAATGGCTAATAATAATTTAAATGAGTTTTTGAAAATTAAAAATTCAACAGAAACAAGTTCAGATTTGTATTTTTATGGAGATATTGTTTGTGATGAATGGGATGCTTGGGCAGAAGAAGACCAATACCCGCTTTCAATAAAAAATTTTTTAGCAACCGAGCAGGGAAAAGATTTAAATATCTATATAAATAGCGGCGGAGGGTCTGTATTTGCGGGTATGGCAATATATAACATGCTAAAAAGGCATGAAGGATTTAAAACTGTTTATGTAGATGGCGTAGCTGCAAGTATTGCTAGCGTTATAGCTTTAGCAGGAGACAAAGTTGTAATCCCCGAAAATGCTTATTTTATGATTCATAAGCCTTGGATAGGACTATGGGGCGCATATAACTCAGACAAATTAATTAAGGCATCACAAGATTTAGATAGAATAGAGGAAGGTATTTTAAATGTATATCAAGATAACTTAAAAGAAGGAATTGATATTGAAGAAATAAAAGAAAAGCTAAATGAAGAAACTTGGTTCACTGGTAAAGAAGCATCAAATTATTTTAATTTTGAAGTTGATGAGAAAAAAAAGGTTGCCGCTTGTGTGAGCGATTATTTCACTAAGTATAATAAAATACCTTATGCTTTAAAAAATAAAACAGATAAGATTAGTATTGGAAAAGAAAATAATAATAAAAAAAGAGTTCAGATGAAACTGAACTTATTAAAATTAGGAGGTTTAAATGACTAGAGAAGAGTATTTTAAGAAAAGACAAGAAATGATAGACGAAGCACAAAAATTACTTGATGATGAGATTGGAGAAGAAGGAACAGGAGAAGAAAAGACGGAAGAAGCTGAAAAAATAGCTAATAAGATAAAAGCATTAGACGAGGAATATGAAAGAAATGTAAAGGCTAGGGCGAATTTAAGAGCGTTGCAGGACGATTTTAAAGTCAACCCTACTATTTTTAATTTAACTAATAACAAAGGAAAAATAGAAGGGATAGAAGATGCTATTATTGAAGACGAGCAAGAAAAATATGAAAATGCTTGGATTAAAAAAATGCAAAATAGAACACTGGATTTAAATGAAAATGAAGTATTATCTAAAGTAAATATGAAATATAGAAATGAAATAAGAACAACAAATAGTGATGCTATATTGATTCCGGAAACTGTTTCAAAAGGTATTTGGACTGAAATTGGAAACTTGTATCCTTTGTTTGGAGATACTTCTCCGACTTTCGTAAAAGGTGATTTTGTAATTATCAAAGAAGAAAATAGTGGTGATGATGCTAGTTGGTATGATGAGGCAACACCTATTAAAGAAGATGGCTATACTCTTGGCGAAATAACTTTAAGAGGGTGTGAGCTTGCAAAAGATATAACAACATCTTTCAAGATAGAAAATATGGCAAATGAGGATTTCGTACCATATATAAGTAAACTTTTGGCTGAAAAGATGGGTGCTGCTCTAGCTAAAGCGATTTATAGTGGAAAAGGGAAGCCGGGTTCAAGTGAATCTTTTGTAGCAGAGCCAAGAGGTATTAAAACAGCTTTGATGACGGAAGTTGAAAAGCCGCAAATAATTGAATACACTGATAGCATTGGTTACTCTGATTTAACTAAGTTGATGGCTGTTTTAGGAAAATGGGGTAATGGAGCTTGTATCTATGCTAATAACACAACTATTTGGACTCAACTGGCAGAAATAAAAGACTCAATGGGTAGACCTTTGTTTATTCCAGATATGGTTAATACTGAGGGAGTAGGTAGAATTTTAGGAAAAGTGGTTAAAGCAGATGATAGCATAAATGATGGTGAAATTATAGCTGGGAATGTTTCAAGAGGATATGCTATAAATATAAATAAAGATGTTGCTTTAGACTCTCAAAGAGATAAGAAAAAAAGAACTATAGATTTTATATCATATTGCATAGTAGATGGAGATGTTATAAGTAATAAAGCCTTTGGCATGATAGTAAAAAAAACTAGTGCAATTGCGAAGTAGGTGTTTTGAATGATTGTAACATTAGAAGAAATAAAAGAATATTTAAGATTAGAAGCAGATTATGAAGAAGATGATAATCTGCTTTTATCTTTTTTAAAAGCAGCGGAAGAAGACTTAGAAAACCGAACAGGAAAAGTTTTTAATGAAAATAACAACTCTGAACTTGTTAGTTTGTATATAAAAATGTATGTTGCAGAGCAATATGAAAAAAGAGGGGCAACAGAAGGTAATAGCGAAAAAGTTAGATTTGTTTTAGAAAGTATAATATCTCAAATTTCTATATGTAGTAGGTATTAAAAAATGGATATTGGAAAATTAACTCAAAGAATAGATATACAAATTTATGGAGAAATTGAAAACGACATAGGAGAGGTTACAAAGGGATGGGCTACTTATAAAAAGCTTTGGGCTAACAAAACGTTGCTTAGAAACAGTAATAATTATGTGTTAGATAAAGAAAATATCGAGTATTCTTATAGATTTAAAATAAGATATAGAACTGATATAACAGAAGCTATGAGAATAGTTTGTAATGATGTTGTCTATGATATAAAGCATGTAAATAATATAAAAGAGCTAAATAAATATGAAACAAATATTGATTGTATTCTTTATAAAGAAGGTGTTTACAATGAGTAATACAGATTTTAATATGAATGGATTAGATGATTATACAAATAAACTATTTAAGCGTATTGTAAAAGAATACCCCAAAAAAGCTGAAAAGCTTATGAATATCAGCTTAGGAAAATGCAAAGGAGAAGCTATTGCAAGAACTCCGAGGGCAGATAAAAAGCCTAAAAAATATAAAAGAGCTAAGCACATGAAGGATAATTGGAAAACTAAAGTGCAGTCTAAAAATGGGAATTTTGTAGGGGTTTTGAAAAATGATTCTCCACATGCACATCTAATAGAAAATGGCTGGGTGACAAAAAATGGGGGATATGTTGAAGGAACACATATGTTGCAACAAACCATGGAGCATCAAAGGGCAAAAATCGATAAAAGAATAGAAAAAATGGTTGACGAAACCTTTAATCTTTAGAGGGGGTAAGAGTGTTAAAAATTGTTTCTGTAAAAAAAGCTATAGTTGAAAAGCTTAAGTCTTTAAATATAAAAATAGTAGCAAATGAAATAAGAAGCGGGTTTGAAAAACCTGCTTTTTTTATTCAAATTATTCCTATTGAAATGGCTAGCGACCCAAGTTTTTCAAATAGTACATTACTTGTTAATATACATTATTTTTCTAAAGAAAAGACAGAATTAGAAAATTTAAAAATGATTGATAAGCTTAATATATTATTTCAAGATTGTATTCTAGAAATTGATGGGGGCGAATTGACTATAGAAGAAAAAAGTGTAGAAATATATGAGAATGTTTTACAATACAAATTTAATTTGCAAGTAGTTGAAATTATAGAAGAAGACGAAAGCAAGTATGAGTTTATGGAAGAGCTTGAAATGAATATTTAAAAAAGGAGGTTTTATTTTGGGATTACCAAGTGCGATAATTGAGTTTCAAAGACGTTCAAGGACTGTTAAATTTAGAAGTCGAAGAGGTATTGTAGCTTTAATACTTAAAGATTCAACAGCTATAAAGAAATCTTATTCTATCGATTTTTTAACGGATATAAATGAAACTGAATTTACAAAAGAAAATTATGATTATATAAGGCTTGCATTTTTAGGAAAACCTAGCAAGGTTATTATTGAAGTTATTAATGATTCAGTTGATTCTGAAAGGTCTTTAGACGATGCTTTGAAAGCTTTAAGGGAGAATAAATTTAACTATTTAGCTATTCCTTTTATAAGTGAAGAAGTTGACAAAACTAAAATAGTTAATTGGATAAAAACAGCTAGAAGGGAAAAAGAGATATACAAAGCTGTGTTGCCAAGCGTTACTAATGCTAACGAGAAGGCAATTATAAACTTCTCGACAACAGGAATAAAAGTTGGCGAAAAAGTTTATACAACAGCAGAATACACAGCTAGAGTCGCAGGCATTTTGGCGGGCATATCGCTTTCAGAGAGCTGCACATATTTTGTTTTAGATGAAGTTACAGAGATAGAACCTACTGAAAATCCTGACGAAGCTGTAGACGAAGGAAAACTAATTTTAATAAATAATAATGGGATAAGGATAGCTAGGGGCGTAAACTCATTAATAACTTTAAGCAAAGAGGATACAGAAGACTTGAAGAAAATAAAAATAGTTGAAGCTATTGATATGATACAAGATGATATTCTTCAAACCTGGAACGAAAATTATGTTGGTAAAGTAACTAATAAATATGATAATAAAATATTGTTTTTATCTGCTGTAAACAATTATTTTAAAGAGTTGCAACGTGATGAAGTACTTGACAACAGCCAAGAAGCTTATGCACAGATAGATATAGAAGCGCATAAAAAATATCTAAAAGAAAAAGGCATTGATTATAGCGAAATGACTGAACAGCAAATAAAAGAAGCTAATACAGGTTCTTATGTTTTTATAGAAGGAAACATCACTGTTACTGATGCTATGGAAGACTTGAAATTTAAAATATATATGTAAAGAAGGTGAATAGATGGGCAAAGAAAATATCGTAGGAAGTAGTCAAATTTCCGGCACATGGGGAAAGCTTTGGTGGGATGGAACTTTAATTGCTGAGGTGCTTAGTTTTGAAGCTAAAGTTACAGCAAATAGAGAAGAGATTCAGTTTGGAATGAGTAAAGATTCTAAAATAACATCGCTAAGCGGCGAAGGGACTGTAAAACTTGGAAAAGTGTATTCCAGGGGGAAGAAAAAATTATTGGAAGCTTGGAAAAAAGGAGAAGACCCACGAAGCACACTTACAAGTAAGATAAAAGACCCTGGTACACCTGGAAAACAAGCTGAAACAGTTACTATTAATAACGTTTGGTTCAATGAATTAGCTTTGGCACAATTTGAAAAAGGTGGGAAAATCGAGGAAGAACTGAGTTTCGGATTTACTCCGAATGATTCTGATATGATGGACGAAATAGAAGAAATTTAAGGATAGTTTTTACTATCCTTTTTATATAATAGGAGGATTAAAATGGATAATAAAAAAGAAATGGTAACAATAGAGGATATTTTAAGAAGAAAAGAATATTTTGCAAAGAAAAGTGAAGAAACCAAGCAATTATATATTCCTTCGCTTGATGGAAATATAGAGATTTCAAAGCCGGACAGGATGTTGTGTCTTGATGCAATAGAAATGGAAGACGCAGTCGAAGGAGATAAATATTTTGTATATGAAATTGTTAAAAGTCCGAATTTAAAGAGCGAAAAATTGCATGCTGAATTTGGATGTAAAGATAACCCGCTTGATATAGTCGATGTATTATTTGAAGCAGGTGAAATTACTGATATTGTCAAGATTGCAACAAAGTTTGCAGGGTTTGGGGTTGTAGAGGAAATTGAAGACTTAAAAAACTAATTAAAAGCGATGTGGAAATGCAAATGATTAGTCATTATCTAGAAAAAGGTGTCGATTTAGATAAATTAACTAATTTAAATATGATAGAAAAAAATTTTCACATCGCTTGTATGCTATATGAAGAAGAAGAAAAAATAAAACTTATTTCTGAGCTAATAGGTGCTATGTTTGGAGGTGTAAAAAATGGCTAGAAGGCATATAGGTGCAGTTATATCTCTAAAAGACAATATGAGTGCTACCATGAGGGGGATTAGAAGAGAGCAAAAACAATTTCAAAACGAGGTTAGACGGACACGTAACGAGATGCGTTCGGCAAGTAGAGAGCGCATGCGCATAAGGATGGATGCAACTCCTGCACACAGGACTATACAAGATTTAAGGCGAAAATTTGCACCTCTTCGTACTAAACTCGTAAAAGCTGTTGTTATAAAAGATTTAGCAACTGAAAAGATAGAAAGAATAAAATCGAACGTAAAATCTTTTGGAAAATTTATTGCAAGACCTGTCGTAAAACTTAAAGATGAAACAAAAGGAATGATTGATAAAATAAAAAATCGGCTTACTAGTTTATCAACTATAGTTCCAGTTGGTGCTGCAGTTGGCGCTGCGGGTATGGCTGTTAAAAGTGGTATGGAACTAGAGCAACAACAAATAAGTATGCGTCATTTCATGGGAGTTGGAAACAAAGGAAAGTCTAGCAAAGAGCTTGATGGAATGAGCGCAAGCTATTTAAAAGATTTAAGAAATAATGCAAATGCGACACCATTTGAAACTGGAGAAGTTATATCAGCAGGAACTCGTTCTTTGCAAATAGCGGGTGGAAATACAAAAGATGCTATGCAGATGGTTAAACTAGCAGAGGACATGGCGGCGCTAAATCCAGGCAAGACCGTTGGAGATGCTATGGAAGCACTTGCGGACATGAACATTGGAGAAATGGCAAGACTTACGGAGTTTGGAGTTAAGGCAAGCAGTACAGACGACCCAAAGGAAGTACAAAAGAAACTTGAAACAATGTATGCAGGAGGAGCAAATAAGCTCGCTGAAAGTGGTTCGGGACTTCTTTCTACGATAATGGGTAAGTTAAAGTCTAATATCGCAGACATTGGGCTTGGCATGTTAGAACCTCTCAAACCGGTTATGACTGGCTTAATTGGATTTATAGACCAAGCTAGTCCTAAGATATTAGAGGTAGGTACAAAAATAACAAGTGGAATAGGTATGGCGATTGGATGGATACAGCAACAAATGCCAACTTTAGCTCCAATTTTTCAAACAGCTTTTGGAGCTGTATCTTCGATTGTATCAACTGTTGCCCCAATAATTGGTCAAGTTATAGGAGCTTTAAGCCCTGTTTTTATGGGATTGCTTTCTGTTGCTTCTTCTGCATTGTCAGGGATTGCTTCTGCTGTTAAAACTGTAGCTCCTGTTGTAAGTTCTTTAATTTCTAAGTTAGCGCCAATTTTTTTAAATGTTGGAAGTACTTTAAAATCTATGGGTAAGATTTTTAAAAATGTTTTTGATAGTGTTATGAAAATAGTTAAAAAAGCGTCTGATTTCATAAAACCATTAATCAATGGAATAATAGGTGCAACAAAAGGCATTAGTGATGGAGTTAGTTGGGTTGCTGGAAAACTGGCTGGAAATGCAACTGGAACGAAATATTGGTCGGGCGGACTTTCTGTCGTAGGTGAACATGGACCCGAACTTGTATCTATGCCACGTGGTAGCAAGGTTTTTACAAATGCAGAAAGTAAATCTATGATTAATAAAAGTATTCCTAATTTTAGACAAGTGCAAGGAGAAAACACAAATTATAATATAACAATTCCTAAAATTGCTGAAACAATAGTGATAAGAGAAGATGCTGACATTGAAAGAATAACATCAAGTTTAATAAAAAAAATACAAATGGCGAAAATGGGTGGTGTCGTTTAATGGAAATGTGGCTTAGACAATCGAATGATGCCTTTAGATTCCCGATATTTCCAGCCTCTTTTGAAATAAGCGGAAATATAAATACAAGTACAACAAATGTACTAAGGCTCGGAGAAGTAATTATCTGTGGTGGTACAGGACTTAGAACAACAGAGATAAGCAGCTTTTTCCCAAGTAGACAATATCATTTTTGCAATTATAAAGATTTTCCCCAACCATATGATTGTGTAAATAAATTAAAAAGGTGGATGGAACAGGGGTTAATTTTAAGGTATATAATAACTGAAACTGATGTGAATATGGAGGTTATTATTGAAAGCTTCAAACATGGCAAGCAAGATGGCACAAACGATGTTTACTTTACATTGAGTTTAAAGGAATACAAAAGAATACAGATACCTAGCATAAATTCATCAGATGAAAAAATAACATCAGTAAAAGATGTGCCAATCACAAAAGGTTTTGAAACAAAAAAACAAAGAACTCATAAGGTAGGCAAGGGTGACAGTCTTTGGAGCTTGGCAAAAAAATATTATGGAAATGGGGATTTGTGGAAAAAGATTTATGATGCAAATAAAAAGTTAATTAAAAATCCTGACCATATAGAAGATGGTTGGGTGTTAGTAATTCCTTAGCTTGGAGGTGATTTATAATAAAGTTAAAGGTACACATAAAAAGTGGTAATATCTATGATATAACTGATATAGTTGAAAAAGTAACTTGGAGTGGTGATTATAAGTCACCTTCCAGAACATTAGAATTTTCTATAGTACAATCTGCTTCTGATATTAATTTTAGACAGATAGACATACCTATAGCTAGTACAGTTTGTTTTTATGTAGATGATAAAGAAATCTATAGAGGAATGATAATTAATAGGTCTAAAGATTCTAGCAACAATAGTATTAGTTTTGTATCTAAAGATATGGGTTTTTTGCTTACTCAAAGCGAGGTATCATATAACTTCAAAGACAAATTAGTTGAAGACATTGCAAAACAAGTATTTAATGACAATAAACTTGCAGTCGGAAACATACCTAAGACTGGAGTAAAACATACAAAAATGTATATAGGTGCAACTGGTTATGACACTATAATGAGTGCATATACAGAAGCTAGTAAGACAACTAAGAAAAAGTATATGATAGAAGCCAATTTAGACAAGTTTAATGTCATTGAAAAAGGAATTGTTACGCTAAATGTTATGTTTGAAGAAGGTTCCAATCTTATAAATACAAGCTTTTCGGAAAGTATGGAGAATGTAAAAAACAAGGTCTTAGTTGTAGACCAATATGGGAATAAAATTAGTGAAAAGGTCAACGATGAGATTTTTAAGGATGTTGGAGTAATAATGCAAAAAGTTATACAACAACAAGAAAATCAAACAGCAGATATAGATAGCGAGTTTAAGGGAATAGAGCAGACTTGCAGTTTAAAAGGATATGGTGACGTAAGTTGTATAACTGGTAGAGGTGTAAAAGTTAAAGACTCTTATACTGGTTTAGTTGGGTTATTTTATATAGATACAGATAAACATAACTGGGACAGTAGCGGAAATTATGAAATTGACCTTGACTTGAATTTTCAAAATATCATGGATGAAAAGACAGCAGGACAAGATGAACAAAAAGAGGAAAGTTCAGATTTTAGTAGTGGTGAAGGTACGCTAAACGGAAGAGAAGTAAAAGCAGAATTTACAGCTTATTATCCGTCTAATAACCCTATGGAGGGTGGTTATTATCAAGCTATGGATGGTAAAAGACTTGTACCTTCAAACAATACTTGTGCTGCACCTAGTAAACTTAAATTTAAAACAAAAATTCAAGCAAAATGTCCTGGAACTAAAATTGATGGTAAAACTTATACAGTAACAGACAGAGGAGGAGCGATTGGCTTAAAAAATGGAGTGTATAGAATAGATATATTAATGTCTAGTGAAAAAGAATGTAATGATTTTGGAAGAAGAAAAGGAACAATAATAATTGGAGATGGCACAGGCTATACAAATGCAACAGGAAAAGCTAAAGAATTGATAAGTATAGCAAAAAGCAAGCTAGGCTGTAAGTATGTTTGGGGAGCTACTGGTCCAAATACTTTTGATTGCAGTGGGTTCACTCAATGGTGTTACAAAAAGATAGGTATAAACATTCCTAGAGTATCAAGAGACCAAGGAAAGACAGGCAAAGCAGTAAGTAAAGGAAGTTTACAACCAGGAGATTTAGTTTTCTTTTCTAGTAAAGGAGCAAATGGAGCAATAGACCACGTTGGCATGTTTATTGGAAGTGGCGAATTTATTCATTCTCCACATACTGGTGATATTGTAAAAGTAAGTAAGTTAAGTGGTAGTTATTACGCTAAAAATTATGTAACAGCTAGAAGGTATTTATAAAAAGGTGGTGATATAATGGCTAATCCGATAAATGAATTTATAGGAATAATAAGAGAAGAAGGAAAGTATTACAATGAACCTTCTTTTTTTATTGGGGAAATTAAAAGTAAATTACCAGATTTAAAAATAGAGATAAATAACATCATATTAGAAAAAGAAGATATTTTGATAGATAGTTGGATGCTTGATAGACAGATAGAATCATTTGATACAGAAACAAATCAAGAACATCAACATGAAGTAAAAAATCCATTTATAGATAAATTTGAATCTGGAGACACAGTAATAATGTTCAAAATAGGTGATAAATTTGCTGTTGTAAGTAAGCTGGTGAGCTTATAATGAGTACAATATTTCCTTTTATAGGTGTCCCAGCAGACTATGAAATACCGAAAACACAAGAATTAGAATTATTTAGAGAAGTGGCTTGGAATTTTGAAAAAGATGAACCTATTTTAGAAAATGGAGATTTTAAGATTGTTGAAGGCAATGAAGCTATCAAGGTTTGGGTGTATAAATGCATCAAAACAAATAGATATGAGCATGAGATTTATTCCTGGGGTTATGGAACAGAACTTTCGGAACTTATAGGTCAAAAATACAGTAAAGGACTTACAGAAAGCGAAGCAAGTAGATATATAAAAGAGGCTTTATTAGTTAATCCATATGTTTTAGATGTAAATATTAGTAATACAAGATTTATAGATGATTTATTAAGTGTAGATATAGTCATAAACACGATTTATGGGGAGGTGGAAGTTAATGTATAGTAGTCAAACTTATGATGTCATTAAAAATAGAACTCTATCAAATATAGATTTAGATATCTATAAGAGTGAGGGTTCTTTTTTAAGTGATATGGTATCTCCAATCAGTACAGAACTCGCAAAATTCTATATAGAACTTTCATATCTTCATAAAAAAGCTTTTATTGAAGATAACTTCGACGTTTTTTTAGATAAGAGAGTAAATGAGTTTGGAGTATATAGAAAGCTAGGAACAGAAGCTACAGGAGAAGTGGTATTCGAGGGAAAAGCTGGAACAGTTGTCCAAAACGGAACAATTGTATCTTACAATGAGCTATTATTCGTAGTAATTAAAGATATAGTAATTAGTTCAGAAATCGAACAAAATACAAGCCCCGTACAGGCTTTAGAAATTGGAATTAGATATAATATACCTGCAAACACTGAATTTAAGCTACAAGACGAAATAAACGGTATAACGAAAATTTATAATAATTTAAATTTTAAAGGTGGGACGGAAATAGAAACAGACGAAGAATTAAAAGAGAGATTCTATAAAATACAAAAAAATCAAGCTACAAGTGGAAATAAGGCACACTATGAAGCATGGGCTTTAGAAGTTGAAGGAGTATATAACGCTAAAATCTATCCGAGATGGGATGGTCCAGGAACGGTAAAAGTTTTAATCTTTGGAGAAAATAATCAAGCTGTTGACACAGAAGTAATTGAAAGATGCAAAGAACATATTGAGATAGAAATGCCAATAGGTCCTGCATTAACAGTTGCAACACCTTCACTACTTGATGTAAGCATAAGTGCAACTATAAAGCTAGAAGCAGGATACACAATAGACTTTGTAAAAGAAAGCTTCTTAGAAAGTATTAATAGTTATTTAATAAATGTTAATAAAGAAATAATTTACACTAAAGTAAGCGCAATACTTGCAAGTATAGAAGGTTTACATGACTTTAGTAATTTATTATTAAATAATAAAGCTGAAAATATAGTATTTGAAGAAGACAAAGTACCAAGTGTAACTACTCTAAATTTTAGCGAGGTGGTTTAATGAAGTTAATTGATAAGCTACCAAGTTTTTATAACAATTCTATTACTAGAAAAATACAAGAAGCTTATGACATAGAACTAGAAACACTTAGAGAAACTTATGACGATACTTTTGACCAGTTCTTTGTAGATACAGCCACATGGGGCTTAGATTATTGGGAAAATATTTTATCTATTAAAAATAGATTTGATTTAAATATAGAAGATAGAAGAAGTAATATAAAAGCAAAAATGAGGGGGAAGGGTACAACTACAATAGAGGTTATAAAAGCTATAGGAGAGGCTTATACAAAGACTAATGTTGATGTAGAAGTATTTAGTAATCTATTTAGTTTTACACTTAGTTTTATAACAAATAATTGTAGTTATAACACTATTTTAGAATTAGATAAGAAAATAGAAGAAATAAAACCTGCACATCTTGAACATAAATTTGAAATGATTTTATTTAATGAAAATGGACTTTATGCAGGAGCAATGACCAGTACGGGGGAGACAGTTACTATATACCCTTATACACCTAAAAATATAGAATGTTTTGGAGAAATAATACTAGCTAGTGGAAACAATAAAAGTGCTGAAAGGGTAACATTATACCCTAAACAGGAGGTGATATAATTGGCACAAGCACAATATTATACATTACTTACAGAAATAGGCAAAACAGCTATAGCAAATGCTACAGCACTTGGGACTAGAGTTGATTTTGCAAAAATAAAAGTTGGGGATGGTGGAGGAAGTTCATATATTCCAACAGAAACTCAAACAGAACTTAAAAATGTGGTGTGGGAAAGTACATTAGAGCATGTTCAAGCAGATGAAAAAAATCCTAATTGGGTAGTTATACAAAAGACCATAACTGGAGATACTGGAAGCTTTACAATCAGAGAGGTAGGAGTATTTGATTCTAAAGACCAACTCCTTGCAATATCTAGCTATCCAGAAACTTATAAACCTGCTCCAGATTCGGGAACAGTAAAAGAAATATTAATTAAAATCATATTAGCTGTGTCTAATACAGCAAGTATAAATTTAAAAATAGACCCAACAGTTGTATTAGCAACTTTAAAAGATATACAAGACTTAGACACTAAAATTGATACAACTAAAACAGAATTAACAAGCAACATAGAAACTGCTAAAACAGAGTTAAACAGTAAAATAGGGGACACAACACAACTTAATACAACAGATAAAACAAATATAGTTAGTGCATTAAATGAGGTGAAAACTAGTGTAGATAGTATAGAAACAACAGCAGAGAAAACAAGTTATAATAATGCAACAAGTAATCTTACTGCTACAAATGTTCAAAATGCGATTGATGAAGTTGTTGCAAAGATAGAAAAATTTAATGAGGTTAATATATCTATACAAAATGATATGTTACCTATATAGAAAGGAGTGTGAAAAATGACAACCGAATGGAATTTTGATTATACAGGTGCAGAACAAAGCGTTACATTGAAACCTGGTAAATATAAATTAGAGTGCTGGGGTGCTTGTGGAGGAGGTTGGTTTAGCGAATGGACTAAAGGTGCTAAAGGTGGTTATTCTAAAGGAGAACTTACATTAAAAAAAGAAACTATATTATATGTTTACGCTGGAGAAACTGGATGCAAACCGTTTACAAATGGTATTAATAACTGGACTGGATTTAATGGAGGGGGAAGAGGTGCTAATGCAAGTGTAGGCCCTAAATTTGTATTATGTGGTGGAGGTGCTACTGATATAAGACTTATTAGAGGAAGTTGGAGTAATGAACAAGGATTACTATCACGTATACTTGTTGCAGGTGGTGCAGGTGCAATTAGCAGTAGTGACTACGGCGCAGGAAACGGTGGTGGCATGGAAGGTTCAAAAGGATTTGGATATTCTAATGCTTTTGTTACTGGAGGTACACAGTATCAAGGAGGAATAGGACTTGAAGATAAGTATAATGGTTTGTTTGGTAGAGCAAATTCTACAGGAACAGGGCAAGGTGGAGGAGGTGGGTGGTTTGGCGGTGCGGGCGGTCTTACTTATAATGCTGCAGGTGGAAGTGGTTACGCACTAACTAAAGATAGTTATAAGCCACCTGGATATATACCAACATCTGAATATTATCTTGAAAATGTAGTCATGACTACTGGAGGTAATACTACTAGAGCAGATGGTTATGCTAAAATAACATTACTACAAGCATTACCGTTTTTAACATTATCCTCTTATAACTCAACTACAGCAACATTTAAAGCAGACCACACAGACCCTACATTATTAACTAAAATAGAGTGGTTTATTGATGATGTATTAAAGGAAACTATAACAACCGAGTTAACAATAGAAAAAACAATTAACTATACATTAGAAGATAATGCACTACACACAATTAAAATAGTTGTTACAGACAGTTCTAATGCTAAAGCAGAGAGAATTTTTACAGTTAGTAAAGGAATTGCACCGCTTCCAACTGGCTCATCTAGCGAAGAAGTTACAAATAAGTGGAGAGAGATTGGAACTGCATTTAAAACTGGTAAAACAAGTATTATAAATACTTTAGCATTAAAGAATATAGAAGCAAGTTTAAATAATACACTTGTAGAATTATCAGAGAAAATTAAAACTTCTTTTGATAGTTCAAATGCTAGCGTGCAGGAGTTAATAAATAAATTAACACAAGCTAATAATACTATAAGTCAGTTAAACTCTAAATATAAATATGCCAGTGGTACTATTGATGTTGTTAAAAATAGTTCTTTAATGG